GAATTAGATAGAAACTCCTTTACTTCCCATTTATTACCTTCAAAAATTGGAGTGTCTGTATTAGCATCTTGTAAAGTAATATTAAACTTCCTATCAAGAAAAGATACAAAATCAAGGGCATACATAATATCGTGATCATTCATATATTATCACCTCATCATAAAAACTTCAAATTATAATTATCAAGATAATCATCTATGCGATCATCGATGAATTTTAATTGCTTTTGAGCATATTCTGTAGCTGCTGATGCTCCTTCTGCATAATCGGAATCCGGATGCGGTTCACTGTCAGAAGTCTTATCATATAACTTTTGAGCATATTCTAACTTTTCATCAGCATCATCAAGCATCATAGATACTTTACCGAGCTTATCTTTTACATAACGGACAGCTACATCATTTTTAGCGGTTACTCGTTTGGAAGAAATCAAGATTTTCATTATTTAGATACCTCAACCAATATAGTTCTTACTGGAGATAAACTTCTTTATATCATTAAAAGTTTCTGCTACCTTTACAGAATAGCTATCACTCAAATAAATCACGCAACAAGTATCGGCTTGTCTTGCGTAATTTATCTTATCCAAATTGACTAATATTTCATCACCAGAAATATCGTGTAAAGTTACTATCTTACTGTTCATTTATCACTGCTTCCTTTAGGATTTTCCAATTTAATGTTTTTAGTATCCATTCTTTCAACTTTGAGATGTCTTGCGGTATTATGTAACATAACACAGCCATCAGTTAAAAGTGCCATAGTAGTTGTATATAACTTACCATCTGACAAATATTCAGAAACAGATGATGCATTTTGCATACCGTAGGATCTGTCTATTTGAACACCAAACCGAATTTTGCGTTTTACTTCATACGGAGTTTCAATATGTAAAAAATATTCGCTTTCATACTTGAAAAATATTTCCCTGGCGATTTCATCCCTATCAGCCACATTTGTAGATAATATTTGTAAAGTATATCGTAAGTCTATAGGTAATGCTCGTTCATAATAGACATTATTTGTTTTAGGATCTATTGCTGCCGGAACACCCCTTTTATATCTGGCAAAATTCATCAGATCAGTCTTTACCGGAATATCATCATCCCTTATCAGAAGAATTATAGGATATGTGATCTTATCTTCCTGCATTTGAGCAAGTGTGGACTGGTAGTTATCTATAGTAATGCAGACAACATTAGGATTAGCTCCACCTTCTGGATCTATCGTTCGCTTAAGATCATTTACAATTGCTTCATCAAACTTATAAATCATCAGTTATCACCTTTATGGTTATCACTATAGTAGTTACCTCTATAATCAGTATTCTGCTTTAAGAAATGATTAGATGTATTAAATGTCTGCTCAATTTCTTTCTTTGTTCTGCCGACAATAGGCTGACCATTAGCCACAAGAACTACTTTACATATAAGATGGTCTGCGCACATAGCATCATATGTAATATCTATTACACGATATTTTCTTGGTTCAAGTCCGGAATATAATCCAGCATATGTAAAGATACTATCTTTTTGAACATTAGGTAAATCCCAACTGCAATGAAGAAGCGGAACTAAATCAGCATCGTTATCAGCTACAAATCCATACCGTTTATATGTCTTAACTTTAGGATTACCATCAAGGAAAACATAAGTATCTATAGGTTCGGAATAACTATCTACTTCAGCTTCAGCTTGTTCGTTAGGTTTAACAAGATTAGGGAATTGATACTGCACAGGCTGGCCTTGCATTTGCAAAGCCTCGTTGTACCTTTTTCTCATTAAGAGTATATCATTACCTATAAGATGCTGAGTCATCATTCAACCTCAATATAACTGTTATCTCTAATGATATCTTCTATATTAGCTACATAATCTAACCAAGACCAGTTAAACTGCTTTGTCTGACTGACATAAGTTAAATTCATAGCACCACCGCTATTAAGTGCAGACAAGAAATCCTTTTCAGATACACTGTAATTCTGATCTATCCACTTAGGACATTTCTCAATATTGAATGCTACTATGTATTGAGTAAATTCACGATTACCTATTCCATCATATGTATATACATCAAGTGTCCTGATCTTATCAAAATCAAGAGCATCTAATGTCATAAGATAATCTAATTGTTCTCCGCTTAATCCGGCTTCAAGATTAAATGTTACATCAAAACCAAACTTATTTAATTCTTTTAAAATTTGATCTGTAGTAAACTCTGGGATTATTCCGGATTCAGGATCTGGAGTTAATATAGTACCAGATGAATTGACAGTACAGACGAATAGTACACCAAAATCCGAGTGTGTTACCCGGATAATGGTGCCATTCAATCTATTATCATTAAATACATGGTCAACAGTTATGTATAAGTCAGCACTATTATTAGAGCGACATTTACTAAGTTGATCCCAATTAGATATATTATATCTCAATGCATTTGGCATAGTTTATACTGCTTCCTTTTCTTGTTCTTCAATATCAGTCATAATATTTCTATGTTCTTTCAGATATGATTTAAGTTCTATCTGAAATGCGATAAAGTTATCAGTTGAAGCATCAGGATACTGTTCAAAGAACTTACCTATAAGATCAAGTTTAAGCTTGTAGTATATTAGGTTATGTTCTTCTCTGGGAATTTCCGGATGCTTTTCTCTAAAGATTATGTATCTGGTAATAACAGAACTGAAACTTTTAAGGACTACTGGATCATCATTATTTTTAGACAAATCAGCCTTCCACAAAGTTTTGAAATTTGTAGGGTTATACTTCTTAAGATCAGAAAAGAATAAATTTACTAATTCTTCAGTTGTCATAAGAATTCACCTCCCTCACCAGTTGCTTCACCAGTACCAACATCAACATGCCAACTATTAACGGCAGCACCCATATTAGGAAATGCAGTAGTTAATATTTCAGTAAGAACTTTCTTAATATCATCATTATCATAGTTGCCCACATTCTTTAACAGATCAACTGCCTGCGATGCTTGACTAATTGCCGCATCTCTCTTTTCAAAGAGTACCTGATCCATATTAGTAATTATCGGGTTCATATGGAGAGTGTACTTACCTACAAAGCCAGACATATTTCTTTGAGTAAAATACTTATCAATAGCATCTGTCCATCCATTAATGTAAGCATTTTCTACCATTGCAAGTCTATTTGCATAAAGTGCGGATCTTTGCGACATTACTGCACCTGCACCACCAAGACCTTCAGCAGATGAGAAATTCATAGCTTCTTTAGGTACACCAAGCACTGACAACTTCTTATCTTGATAATGGTCAAGAAGATCATTTTCGCCTTCAGTAGCTTCAGCAATTTTTAAATCTGTAATAGATATAGCATCTGCACCATTGATTTTAGGGACATATATGAGATTATTAGGACTTTGCGGATTAACAAAGCTCTGTGCATCACCAGTAGCAGTATTAAGTGCTAACTGTTGTTCTACTGCATCTTTTATCTGTTGCAGATTTGCTCTTATTTCATCTTCTTCAAGATTATTGCCACAATCTACATTAACAATTCGGACTGATCTTGTAAGTGATGATAACAATAAAGCATCTTCCAATAAGCTTAATGTCTGGGTAGGTTGTACTGCCGGACCAAACATAGGATCAGCAAATTGAATATCGTAAGTAACCTCATCACCGTTATCAGTAGTGCCGGATATAGTATATTTACCTAACAGACCGCCTAATGAGAAATGAATGATTGAAGATTCCGGATAGTTTATAGTAGTTGACTGTCTTGCTTTCCAATTATTATCATCAGAGGATTGATAGATATATCCTTGCGGTTCACCTTGATACCAGAGATGAATAACATCTTCAGGAGGAATAATATAAGAAGGAACTATATCATAATCAGGAGCAGGAATAGTATTATTGTCTAATGCTACCAATTCTCTATTCTGATTATTACCAGCAATCTTATACATTTCCGTAGTGGGCATATACAAATTGCCTTGGATTAAAAGTTCTACAATGTGGCTTCTTGCATATTCATTCACTTTCCAACGTTTAAGACAAGCATTGACTATATCAGCAGCTTTCTGATCTCTTGGATCATTAGCAGTTGCCCACAGAATATCCCCAGAAGAATTAGGAGTAGTAGCATCTGTAGCATAATAGGATATAGCGGTGCTTACCTGTGAATCTTTATATAACGCCCGCATTATATTTATCTGTGTTCTAATATCTTCAATATCGGTATTACCCCTAAGATCAGAAGCGTGGTAAAAAGAACCAGCGATTACTGATCTTAATCGGGATAATTTAGATTTATGTTGTTTCGGATCTCCGAAAAGTTTATCATACCAACTTGCCATAATCAGTTAAATCTCCTATATTTTATACAAGGTTGTTTTGCAAGTCTGCATCTATTCCATAATGAGCAAAGAATGCACTTTCTTCCACTACTGGAATACCTAATGCTCTTGCACCAAGAATAGCTTCACCCTTGATATTGTCTTTAATATCACCAATAAGGACATAATCTATAAAC